TGGAAAATACGAAGCGGAGCTAGGTATTCCGCGGTGGTTAGCGGTCATCGAAGATCAGATCTTCGAGGGGTTGCCCCTCGAGGAAGCCAAACTCTGGCCTGAGCGGTTCCTCTCCGCGATCGCGGTAGGCCAGGACCTTGAAGCCGTGAAGGCGCCGTTTCTGGCGTTCGTCGTGGCCGATGCCAGATCGTCGGCGGCGCGGGCGGCGGAGGCGCGGGCGGAGGCTGCGGCGCAAGCGGCGGCGAAGGCATCGACGGCCGCGCAGGTAAAGGCGTCGGCGGCGCAGGCGGAGGCCGCGGCGCTTCAGGAGGTGGCGCGAACGGCCGCGGCGGCGGTGGCGGCGGATGCGTTGGCGGCGGCGGACGCGGCGGCGTGGTCGGCGGCGGCGGCGAAGGCGCGGGCGGTGGCGTGGTCGGCGGCGCGAGTGGAGACGCCACAGGCAGAGGCGGCGTTGGTGGCGCGGGCGGAGGCGGCGCGGGCGGAGGCTTATTCGCACTTCGCGGAGACGCTCATCGCGCTGATCGAGGAGGCGGCCAACACGAAGGAGGAGCAAAAATTATGAAAGCGTTCCATGGGAAAAAGGCGATCAAGGCCAAGTACCTTTCCCGCGTCCGCGCTCACGCGGCGGCGGACAAGATTGTCAAGGGGATTTATTGGGAAGGCGGCCGCGGGTGCGCGGTCGGTTGCACGATCCACGGATGGGACCACAGAAAATACGAAACAGAACTGGGTATCCCGCGCTGGCTAGCGCTCCTCGAAGATCGGATCTTCGAGGGAATGCCCCTCGATCAGGCCAAGCGATGGCCGGAACGGTTTCTGTCCGCGATCGCGGTAGGCCAGGACTTGAAGGGCATCAAAAAACCGTTTTTGCAGTTCGTCGTGGCCGAGGCCAGATCATCCGCGGCGGCGAAGGCGGAGGCAGCGGCGGCGGCAGCGGCGTCGGAGGCGGCGGAGGCGGCGGCGCGGGCGCTGGCGCGGGCGGAGGCGGAGGCGGAGGCGGATACGGAGGCGAATGCGGCGAATGCGGTGGAGGCGTTGGCGGAGGCGGCGGTGTGGCCGTCGCTGACAGAGGCGGCGCGGGCGGAGGCGGCGCGGGCGGCGGTGTGGTCGCGGTTCGCGGATAAGCTAGTGGAATTGATCGAGAGTCAGCAATGAAAAGCGGGAAGCGATGCCGCGCGTCGCGGCAAGGGGCGCCGAACACCCATCGCGACCCGGCGGCGCGATGGGGCGAACACAAGCCGGAACCATTGGCGCCCGGCAAGGCGCCCAGGAGTAAAAGCCGTGACTGAAACCTATCCCTTGACTTGACCGCCACCACAGGTACAATACCGGCGGTCCGCGGATGCGGATCGCCGGCTGCATGGGCGCTCCCCCATGCCGGTAAAATCGTTGAAGAGAGCGCGCAAGGGAATATGACAACCACAACAAAAGACCTGACGCTGTTCGAACAAGCGGAACTCGCCAAGTTTGCCAGGATGTTCGCCGCCTACGAGCGGTTGGCTAGCTTCCAACAAACACACGTGCGGCAATTGGTAGCCGCCATCAACAGCCCCGAATGGGGGTTAGCGCAAAGAGAGAGCGCGCTACAGTCTCTTTCGGAACTGCTACGAACGAAAGGAAAAAACGATGCCAAAAGCTAGCTCGCCGCCACAATCGGACTTGGTCCGGCTTGCCCGCACGGGGGCAATGCCGCTGGTGTTTCACGGAAAGAAGATCGCCGAGAGTGATGCCGAGCCAGAGGACCACAAAGGCAAACGCCGGTGGCACGAACTCACCCTTTACCAACACGACAAGGGGGAGTACGTCGCCAGCGTGTCGTACTTCTCGGATTACCCGCGCGACATCGACCACCATTGCGCCTACGTGTCGCCAACCAAAGAGGGGATTGTTGCGATGCTGAGATCGCATAACCCCAGCGAGGGATGGACAGGACTACCCAAGACCATGCCAGACTGGGAGATCCGGCAAGCCGCCGCGAGCGCCCAAATCGCCGCCGCCTACACACAAGCGGTGGAGAACCTGGTATTCAATACGGGGTGGGGTGAAGATATTCCGTCATGTCAGGGACGCCAATAAGCAAAACAAGACGAAAGGCAATCTGCGAGAAACACAAAGCGCAAAGACTGCCAAAGGTCAAGGGGACAAAGATTCTCGTTGGAATATCCGAGTGGGTCAGGGACTACTCGGAAGAGTTTGTGCTGTCGCGGTACAAACGCCGCAAGCAATTCATTTTCGTTGTGCTACTGCACGATGGCGCGATTCTTAGGTCATCCAAAAAGGAGCAGGCAAAATGGGCCACCGTTACCATGTGGTGGCGAATGAGATTGCATTTTGATTTGTACGGTTGGCCCCCTGGCAAGGAGCCGCCAGAAAACTACAAGATGGAGGAGCCAGAAGCATGGTGGAGAGTATGCCAGCTAAGAGGCATGGTACACGACGCCGAGCGGCAAGGCCAGGAGCCGAGCCAACGACTAAGATTTATCTCCGATGCAGCCGAGACGAGCAAGCAATCTCTGGTCACAGCCCGGAGAACCAAGAAAACGCCATCCGCGAGTTTGCAAAGTACCGGCAAATCAACATCTCGCGAGCCGAATGGTACAGAGACATCGGAGAGAGCGCCTACACTAAGCGACTGGCCGACCGAAGCGAGGGGCGAAAGCTGTCGCTCAGTCTCAAGGACGGAGACATCGTCGTCGCCGCCACCCTCGACAGGCTCTTCCGAAACACCGCCGACGGAATCGCCTGTATGCGAGAGTGGGACGAACGAGAGATTAGATTGGTTATCTGCCACATGGGAGGAGGATTCGTAGACACTTCTTCTTGTGTGGGCAAGCTGCTACTCACCACGATGATGAGCTTCGCCGAATTCGAGAGCGGAATCCGGGGCGAGCGAAGAAGGCAGCACAACAACAGATTACGAGAACAGAACGGCGGCAAGTTGCCGCCAAGGACCATTACTCGCGCCCCCCTTGGTTACATGTTTAAGGAATTCCAGAACAGCAAGAAGTTGGTGGTGGTTCGTGATGAATACATGGGGAGGATTATCGACCGGATCAGAAGGGAACACAAGGAAGGGAAAACCTATTCTGAGATCGCGAATAAGTTGAACACCGAAACCATGTTTGCGCTGCGGTACAAGCGAAAGGCAAGCTATTTGTCAGCCCGAGAGAAAAGCTGGGTTCAGCACCACTACATCGATAAGTGGTACGTGAACCTTGTGTACACGGCCGTCCACGGCCAGAAGATGCGCCCTGAAATAATCGGCTACGCTGAGCCAGTGACCGAGAACGCAACGAGTTACGAAAACCGCGACCAAACAGTGGCGTTGCCACCTGGATTATACGAATGGAAAACGTGGTTCAAAAGGAGCGGTAATTGATGGGAAGTAGCGTGTTCGACACGATGAACGACTTGTTTGAATGCGGCGAGGACATTCCGTCCATGAACCGCCGGGAAATCCAAGCGACGTTCGCTATCGCGATGATCCAAACGACCAAGTTCCTTACGTTGCATGGCGCGAACGCAGACGACGCGAAAAAGATCGCCTTATTGTGCAACATCATTGATGACGTTCTGGAGCGGTGTGACCGCATCGCAAACAACAACGTGGTGGAGCGGAACTAATAAAGGAACAACCATAATGGACTGGTCCAACAAAAACCGATACTTCGACGCACAAGAAAACGAAATCGAACAGAGGAAAGAGCATGCGTTCTACTCCGTATGTTTAGGCTGCGACGCAAACGTGGAGCAAATTGATTACGCCGGCGACTGCCCGGCCTGTCACTACTACATAAACAAGTGTGACAAATGCCACGGAGCCAGACAAATCACCACCGCATCATCAGACTTTGGCGCCCTGGCGCATCCATGCCCGAAGTGCCTTCCGGCTGACTATCAAGTGGAAATGAAAAGGATGACGGAGGGGGCCTAACCGCCCTATTGAGCCATCTTCGCCCGCCGCATTGCTTCCCGGTTCAACGCCTGGACCGCCGCCAGCCATTGCATCTGTTCGGGGGTCAACTTCCCCCGAATAGATTTTGGCACGTAAACCTCGCGGAACTCCCGCGAGCCTGGAATCTGGCGAATCACCGCTTCTGCCATCCGCCTCTCTAATGCCCGCCGCGTCCGTTCCACGTCCACGTCCGACACCCGGACCCCGCTGGCCACATTCATCGCCGTCGGGATCGGCGCTTGCGCCAGGTTCGACAGCGCCCGCCCGGTGCTGAAGAGACGAGCCAGGGGGGAGGCGACGATTAACTCATTTAATAGCGGCGATCGCGTGAACTGTCGCTCCACGTCTTTTAGTTCGCGGCCGCTGTAGAGTTGCCTGCCCGTGGCGTATTCGATTGCCGCCTTGGGGATCGGGTGGATCATGCCCAGTATTTCGGCGGTTGTGCGGCCAACATCTGGCACACCGCCAGGTCCGAAATTGAACCGCTGGAACGCCTCTTCGATCGGCAGCCCAAGTTGGGACAAGAATGCCTGACGCCCCTCGGGCGCGCCGGACAGCCACGAGGGGAGCGGAACCGTAAAACCCCGCGTCATCCATTCCGGCCGAGCCTCCATGCTTTCTTGAGCCAACGGGGACTCGGCCAATCCTTCGCCAACTTTCAACATGGTGGATAGGCGAGCGGGATCGTTGTAGAGCGTCCGCAACTGGTAAGGCAGATTCTTCCGAGCATAGGTATAACCAACCGTGGTGAGCGGACGAATCCATGACTTTTCGCCGGCCCCAATCCGGCTATAGTCAAAGTGGGCGTTACGAATCCGCTCCGCGATCGCTTCCGGCGAGAACCCTTGCTTCAGGAGCGGGATCGCCATTTCCATACGGTTGATGAATTCGACATTGTTCAGGGCTTTCTCGCCCTCCTTGAGCGGAAACCATTCGGGATTCAGTCCAACGCCTTTGAGCCATGCGGGACCGGCGCCACGCTTGAACGGAAGCATTTCGGCGGCGCCGGCTTTGAGTCTCGCGCCCGCCGCGCCGGCCTTGCCCGTCACCAATTCTCTCGCGGCCTTCGCTAACTCTGGTTCTTGGAGGTATCCGGCCATGCCAGGAACGAGACGTTCCGGCATTGTCATCTGGCCTAGGTTGCCGGCTGACGGAGTTTTCACGGCGACTCCGACCTCGCCGGGACGGAACCACCCCCAATCGAACCCCATTTCGACCAGCCGTTGACCGGCCTGTTCGTCGGTCAGCCCCTTCCAGCCAGGCTGGGCCGAAGCTATTTCGCTGGCAAGGTTCTTGACCACGCCACCTTGTGCCAGCTTGTGGGCCTGGATCTTGGGTTTGATGTACGACATCGCCCACGACGCTGTGGGGTCGTAGGCCCGTTCGACGACGTTCGTAACGGTCCCAGACCCTAAGTTGCGGACGTGATGGGCAAGCCAGGGGAGCGTGACCATGCGGTCGAATCCGCTCTTGTACTTCCGCATGAAATCCATCAGCGGATTGGTCCCTTCGCCGGCGTGCGCCACCATCCGTATCTTTTCGAGGTCGGCCACGATCCGCTTGGGGACCATGAATTTGTCAACGTCGGCGCCAGTAAGCTGACCACCATACCGCCGAGTAAGTTCGCTGGCCGCTGTCACGCGGGCGCCGGACACATAGTTCGGGCCGGTCGCTTGCGTGCCAGGCCCCATCACGTCGTAATCAAGGCCAACTTTCTTGAGGGCGTCAGCCATCGGAATCATCGGCTCTTTCGCCGCCGCGCCGAGTGGGACGGCCGAGTCCGCCAACACGGAATGTTTTGTCTTGATGGCGGGAAGCTCTTGATTGGTGGTCCGCAAGTCGCGAATCAACTCGTCGTCAAACGGATTGTTTCCAAACATCGGGATGCCGCTGGCAACCGCTTCATCCGGGATGTTCGCCATCTCTTGGGCGAGTCCCCTCGACAGCTTTTGCATCTTGTCAGGCGGAAAGTCGAATCGACTCAAATAGTTATTGGCGATGTACTTCTGTCGCGCCGCCAGATCCATCGTCCCGGCGCTGCCGGCAATCGCAGGGTCAAGGCTCATTTCGTTCAGGATGTGTTGTGGGAAGAATCGCAGGATCGGGTCGCGTTTGATGTCCGATCCCATCGCCGTCCGCAATGGGTTCAATGCCCGTGCGGTGAACTCGCCGGGAACCTTGGTCTTGAGCCGGCCGACGTATTCGTACTTTTGCTCGTGAAACGGCGCCATCATCGTGCCGCGAAGCTGGTGAAAGTCTCGCGACAGATGTTTCCGCACAGCCGCGTCCGTGAAATTCGGATTGCGGGCAATAATACCTTGCCGCTTCACGTCGATGCTCTGCAAGCCTTGTTGCAGATCGTTATTGATTGTCGGCTTAGCCTGGAACAGTAGCCGCAACTGATTCTGTTCAGCCGGCGTCATGCTTGCGTAAGCTAATTGCTCGTCCAGATCGGCAGCCTGGATGCGCGAAACGTATTTTCCGAGGAGTTTGCCCCGCGAATCGAACGTCTTTTCGCCAAACTCCGCTTTGCCCTTTCCGAGCAGCCGAGGATCTTCAATCTGTGCGGCGCTAATTGCGCGCCGCCGCGCCGCGTGATCGGTCAAGAACGTTTGCACTTCCGGCCGGCGCGCGACCAACGAAGCGTATTCCTGCTGGACTTTCGCCGGCAACACTTTGAGCGATTCAGGCCCCTCCTGCACGACCTTCACCATGACCTTGACCAGATCGGCGTCGACTTGATCGAGGTTCAAGGCGTTGAACGCCTGTTGTGCCTCGCGCCTTGCGTTCCACACAAGGTGTTCAGCAGCGTCGATTGCCGGCCGCGTGATATTTTCGTGCGCCATTTGCAACATGGCGTTTGTGGTGTTTGCTTCCGAGAACGGTCCGGCTAAGTGGCGAACTCCCGGCAATGACCGGAACTGCTTATTTGCTTCATGCGCCCATGCGGCGATCTTGCGGGACCGTTCGCCCGTACCGATTGCGATGCGTTTCCCCGTGAAGGGAATTCCCGCATGAAGCAATCCCGCCTGTCCCGCCTCAATTTGTGCGGCACGAGTAGCGGCAAGCCGACCTTGCTTGATAGCCTCTTTAGCCAGGGTGGAATGAGCCGTTTTTCCACCTTGAGCGGCGACCTCCGCAACATTCCTTAGTCTCGGTCCGGCCTTAGCAGCCAATTGGCCGGCCTTTGTTAGCCCGCCACCGCCAATGTAGGTAAGCGGATCGGTAGCGATGCCAACCGCAAGACCGCCCAACCAATTGCGCCAGGAACCCTTTTCGCCGGCGAAAGGCGTAGCCTCAAATAGTTGTTCTTCGGTGACTTCCTGTTCCGGGTTAGTGATTCCGAGCAAATCGGAAAACGGAATGGCGGCAAGAATTTCGCGGGGAGTGCCTTGGCCAGTAGCCGCGCCGATACCGCCACGGATAGCGCGACCTAGTTTGCCGATCGACCCGCCGAGGTACGCCAGTCCACTTAGCCCGGCTTGGCCGACCTCGCCGAGAACCGAACGAGCCTCCTCCGGGGCCATCGGAGGAATAGGTGGACCGTAACCGCCACGACCAGGCGAGCTGCCCACGCCACCAACGTCCCAGTATGAACGCCGGCGATAAGGCTGGTAATCATCAGTGAAGTCGCCAAGGACCATAAGTTCATTCGTCAAGGATTACTTGACATCTGGATTATCCGCCAACGCTTCTTTTGATGGCTTCAACTCCTCGACCCATCGTTTCCAAGCTGCCGCCGATATTTCTGGCGGCTGAGCGAAAATATCGCCGATGCCAAGGAGTTTGAAGCTCCGCAAATCTTTCGGAAATTTGCCCGGCCGGAACTCCGTATTTTGCAGATGCCCACTGGATCAGCTTGTTAACTTCGTCCGTAGGAATATCCCCTCCCTGCCGCTGCCATTGAACGAGTGCGTTGTGAAGAGCATCAATGTCCTTTAAGCTATCAGGCAGAAATCCGGCTTCGCTCATTTCTTGGACAAGCGGAGATCCGGCAGCTGCCGCTTGCGTCACCTTTTCCCGTTCCGCCATTGCAATAGCTGGCGTTCGCAATCTAATAGCCGCCCGTGCTATCGGCGGAGCCGACCGCCCAGCCGTTGTCGGCGGTTGCCGTCCGCCGGCAATCGCCGGCAACGCGCCTGCGCGATCACCAAACATTTTCGCCATTTGCTGTGCGCTCTGCACGGCAGACGCCCACGCCTCCGCAGGATTCATGCCGGAACTCACGTTGATTTCGTAGAGCTTCGTCGTCCACTCGTCCGGGCCAGCCTGTCTCTCCTGTCCTAATTCCCGCCTTAGCGCCGTCTCAATATCCACTGCCCGCCGCCGGCCACGCTCCATCATTTCTTGGCTAGCCTGCCGCAAACCTTCATCGCCGAACATTTTTCGCTGGCCAGCCAACCAGGTTTGCTGTCGCATCCGGTTGATCGCCGAGGGGTGGAACTCCACTGCTTGGGCCGGGTCCATGTCTTGGCCCTCGAAGTCCTCCCCAAAGTCTGGCGTTGCTGGACCACGAACCTGGCGCATACCGAGGGTAGAAACGGCGGGTTGCGGAGCGGGACGGGAAGAAACCGGAACAGAATCATCCATTTCCGGTGATGCCAAGCCCGCAGCCGCAGCCTGTGGCTCCATCGGGATATTGCCAGCCATCCGGCCAACCGCCTCGCTCAATTTCGCCAAAGCGTCCTGGCCAGCACGGCGGGCAAACTCTTCAAAAACGAAATCCCGCCCCTTTGGCGATCCGTCATAGTTGGGAATCCGGCGATTTTGCGAAGTTGTCACCATTACCGGCTTTCCAACAGCGCACCGAGCAGTCGCCGATTACCGAATCCGCCAATGCCCTGCCCAACGCCCTGTCCAGCGCCAAACATTGCGTTTCCGGCAGCGTGGCCAGCCGGGCCTGCCTTCATTCGCCCGAGGGGATTCCCTTCGCGATCGACAATCCGAAGATCGGAAGGGACCGGAGCGTATTCGTCAACCACCCAAGGGCGATCGTTTTGGATCCATGGCGCGTTTGCCACCGCTTCCGCCAGCATCACCCGTTCCTCCAACGGATTTGTCGCCATCGGCATCCTATCATCTTCAATATTCGCATAGATGTCGTATCGCGGATGTGGCCTGCCCATCCTCATCCAAGCAGGAAGATCGGCCGGCTCATTCCCCATCACGCGATTGGTTGCAGCCATCGACTCCACCGTCCCTGGCCGAGGCTCGCCCAACCACGGCTTTTGCATTTGCTCGTCGGACATGAGAGAACCGTCCAGCATCACATGGTATCCGCCGGCCGATGGCCAATTACCATGTTGCGCCCGTTCGCGGGCGCCCTTTGGCATCGCGGCCATTTGCTCCAGCGCCGCCGCTACGTCTTCCGCTTCGTCGGGACTGCCCGCAACAGTGGTTCGTCGCCGCATCGGATTTTTCGGATTGTACAGATCGGCCATTGTTATCTCCGCCCCATTGCCGCTAAGTTATCCCGGTAAGCCTGCAACACCGCTGCGTTCGCCAAAAACGGTTGCTCCGCTGGACCTTGCCAATTGCGGTATTCAACACCCCCGAATCGCGGGTTCACGCTCCCCCGCCCACGAACCCTTCGCCCAGGATCGTATTGGAATCGCGACCCGCGAATGTCGAATCGATCACCAGCGCCGGGATCAAACCGTCCCGATGGTGTCGCTTCCGGGTAAACATCAAGCTGTCGGATCATTTCAGGATCGTTCCCGAACCGTCCAAGCAAAAGCCCCAGCATCCGCCTGTGGGCTGCGCTATTCGGAACGCTTGGCGTTTGATATCGCGGCAATCCCTGCCCATACATTGGGTTTGGCTCCCCCATGAGTCCGAGGATGTTTTCGCGATCGCCACCAAACGTATCGCCTAGGCCGCCCATCGACGACGAGAAGGTTCCCATTCCGCCGCGAAGTCTAGTAGGCATCGTTTTGGTCCTTCCCGCCAACCAGCGTCATCATCAATCTGGACTTCTTGATCTTCATGTCATTGTATCCCGGCGACAGCCGAGCGGCCTTGGCCACCTTGTCTTGCTCACCCATCATGCCGGCCATACCCTCGCCAGAAAGAATTTTCATTAGCATGTCGTGCGGACCTCCACACATTTTGCCGCCTCCCATGAGGGACTCGCACCGCATATGGTCACCGCCCATACAAGCCTCGCAAGCCACGACCTACGCCCTTAACAGCCCAAGCAACCCCGTCGCCAATCCGATTTGCGATTCCGTGCTAGCTTGTTGCCGGAGCATTTGGTTTCGTAGCCTGTCTTGCTCCATTTGCCGGCGGATCGCGGAAAAGGCTGCGTCTTCTCCGCCCATCGTAATCAGATCCTTGCTCGCCTCCGCTTGCCCTTGGGCCTGTCCCATCATCCGGGCCAGCATTTGTTGTTGAGCTAGACCGGGAGAAAGCGTCGAAAAGCCACGCCCAGCGAACCCCTCCGTCAAGGATTTCGCGGCCTGATCACCGGCCGCTATCCCTTGTGACCGCAATTGGTTCGACCGCTGGGCCATAAGCCCTTCACTGAACGCCGGTTTTGGCGGCGCTGCGACCGGCGCAGTCCCGCCGCCAGGAGCGCCACCCGTAAGCAGTCCTTGCAGATTGACGGCGCTCGTTCCGCCACCGCTTCCGACTGTCCCAGCTGATACACTCAGCGGTGTTGCCATTGGTGGCGGTTGCGGTTGTGGCGATTCTCCACCACCTCCCCCGCCTCCCCCGCTGTCCCCACCTTGTCCGCCACTCCCGCCGCCACCCCTTCCTTGGGGGGCTTGTGGGGTTTGTTGTTGCGATCTTTGTTGTCGAGCCAAGCACTCCGCGCGAGACCGCTCCCACGCATCCCTTGCCGCCGCAACAATATACGGCGGAGGAGGGCCAGGGCATGGACTTGTGGCGGGCCTCGAACTACCCGGCGGAAACCCAGCGCCCGAGCCGCCAGGCGGGCGCGTATTGCCACCGGTTCCGCCACCGGATTGCGAATAGCCGCCAACTCCACCGCCAGTTTGCGTCGGCATTACGTCCCCATCAAAGCGCTAAGGATCGCGTTACGGTATCGGGCCTGATTCTCCAGCATGTTTTGGTAGCCAACCCGTTCGTTTTCGAGGTCTTGTTGTTGCAAGGCGCGGGTCGTCGCGGCGTAGCCAAGATTTTCCCGCCCCATTTGTCGCAGGTCGTTCACCCGTTGCGTGTTCGCTTGCTGTGTCGCCAGCATTGATGCAAGCATTCGCTGGTGCGCCGCCGCCGGAGCGGTTCCTTGTGGACCATAAACCGACGCCGTAAGCGGCGCGTTCGCTAACTGGGTTTGTCCCCACTGCGATTGAAATGGTTGGGGATAAAGCCTATCGTCAGTCGTACCACCACCGGAGCCAGTGCCACCGGTCCCGCCGGAACCAGCCCCACCAACGCCGCCAACAGGAACTGGGCCGGGGCCTCCCGTTCCGCCAGCTCCGCCACCCGCCGTACCTGTACCAGGGAGAACGCCCCATTGTGTCCCCAATTGCTGGATCAGTGACCGGTTCTGCGCCCGATTGGCCAACTCAGCCTGTTGGGCCTGTTGCTCCATCTGTAGCCGCTGTTGCGCCAATCTGTTCGCCTGTTCGGCGTTTCGCTGCGCTGCTTCGTGCTGTCGTATTTCGAGCCACGTGCTTTGTGGCCCTTCATACATATCCCGACCACCGCCGAGGAATGCCACGGATCACCCCTATTCCTATTCGGGAACCAACACAGTTAGCGTTTCCGTCCCTACGATTAAATCATATCCGATGATTAAATCCCCAACAAGTTGAACAGACGTGACTACCGTAATTTCCCGCTGGGACACCTTCAGGTTCGCTACTGGTATCCCCTTTGCGAACAACTGGGCCAGACGTTGCGCCAAAGCGTCCGCCCCCTCCCAGTGTGGCGCCTCAATCTCGCCAGCGATGGATGGGCTGTCAGCCATTCAGCACTCCGCCGATCGCCACCGAATGCACCCGAACCGGCTTGGTCCTTGCGACCCCGGAAAGATCCAGCGTGATTAGCCGCTCACCGTGCGTGTAGCCTTCAATCAGCCCAGTGATCCGGCGATAGTAGTGGAACCCATCATCCTGCGACAAGTCGAATTGAATGTCCGGCAACCCCTTTTGGGTTCTGACATTCTGATCCTGTTGGGTCAGCGTGACGCCCATTGTCTCCGGCGATTCATTCCGGTTAAGGAAAATCTGCAAGTCGATTGTCCCTTCCGACGGCTCGAACCGCAGCCAGAAATCCTGATTCTGCCATTGCTCGCCAATAACCAGCGCGAGCGGTCCGCTACGCCATTTCCACGGCACGCCGCCGATATGGTATTCACTGGTCGCGTCCGGCGTAATCAACCACGGGTCGCGAATAGTCAGCGTCGTAGGCGTCGCCGCCACGACAATTCGGCTCTGTCCCTTTCCTTTGCCGGCCACGATCGAAACTTGGGCGCCCACCACGCCGCTATCGAAATCAGCCGTGTAGTCGGTCAGCGTGATCGAAGTCGCCAGAACACCGGACGGATTCGCGACCTTACCAGACACCGTCCCGATCGGCAACAGATTGTCAAAGTGCCCGAACTCCGACAAGTAGAACCGCTCGTATTCGCCGCCGAAAAGGCCGCGTAGCGCTTCCGAGGTTCCCGATACCCTGGCCAGCGTTGACGCGGTGATCGTGATGGGGTATTCCTCAATCCACCACCGGTCTTGGCGATAGTTGTAACAAATCGCGTGTTGCGGATAGTCCGTCCCTTGCAGCACCACAAACCACCGCAAAGTTTCGCCTGCCCTATCGTGGGACGAATGAAACCATTTCGATTCCTTCCAGTTGATCTTGGCTCCCACCGAATCCGGCCGGAAAATCTCTTGGACCTTCGTGCTCTTGGCGTCCGCTCCACCCTGCCCATCAAAGGCCCATATACCCTGCCCGTCCAAGAGGAACAACACGTTGTCCACGGATTGCCAACACCGCTGATTCAGGCATCCGCGATAGGCCACAAGCGATACCGTCCCGTCATCCGCGGGATCGGTTTGGTAGGCCATTTTGTGAACGTGGCGACGTTCCAGAATGTACACGAAAGTCGATTTTGAGATTAGTCCAGTAATCTCGTCGCCAGTGTAGTTCAGCACAAGGCTATTTGTCGGGGGCCACGCCTCCGGCAACCCGGCCTCCGAATAGACGATCGACCGCTGATTGTCCGATGTCGGCCGAATGGCGTAAATTGCCACCAACTCGGACGACCCCGTATACGCCGTTGTTAGCGTCAGGGTTTGTGCCGCCACGTTCACGCTCGCAATGGTGAACGGTTGCGGCGCTCCGAACACGTAGATGTTGCGGCCGGTCATTTCCGCCGTCCATCGCGTGTTGATGCCGGTCACCAGCGTCGAACCATTGTTGATGACGATATGACCCTTGTCGTAGACGACCTCCACCGCCCCAAAAATCCGGGATAGATGGGAAATGAAAACCGCCTTATTGTTTGGCGGAATGTCGAATCGGTTTACAAGGGTCGATCCGTCCGTGTCGCTTATCGTGACCGGATTGCCGGCGGCAATCAGCATCGCGTCATCGGTATTGGATGTAAATTGGGTCGATGTCAGATCCGCCGTGTCAATATCGACATACAGAACGGTCACCTGCCCGCTGGTATTCCTAAGAATCTGCCGGCGGACAACCTTCGTGTCTGTGGGAATCGCCACGTTTTGATAGACAATCATCTTGGCCGTCAAAGACGGAATCAGATTGGATGCCGGCGAAACATTGCTGACGTTGCCGGCCGCATCCATGAATCGAACAAACGCCAAGTACGGGCTACCCGTAATGGCGCCAGCAGGCGATGACGCGTCATCGAGAATCGTAATGGCGGTTTGCGGGCCGAGGATTCCGGCCGTATCGAAATTGGCCTCCATGCCGTTCCATCGTTTCGGGCGTTCAAGCCCGTTCGCCGCCAGGATTAGGTTTTGATTGGCGACGCAGAACGTGACGGGGTACTCGCGGTGCATGGTTGCCCGCTGTGTCGTGACAGTCGTAGTGCTCGGAACGCTCACGCCTCATCACTCCACGATCGCCCCACCGGCCACGGCCTCGTCTATTTGCTCTTGTGACATTTGCACATAGCGCAAATTACAACCCGTGAACGTCGCGCCAGCCCCGACAAATTCGCCATTTGCCTTGCGAAAATCAGCCCTTGTCAAATCGGCTTCGCTAAAATTGCTTCCCCAAATTCTAGCAAAACGAAGAATGGCGTCCGTAAGATTCGTATGGGAAAAATCCGTGTCGCTTACGTCCGCTTCGTAGAAATCGCATTGGGTAAGGTTTAACCCCGTAAACCTTATCCCGGAAAAGTTTCCGCCGGAAAACGTAGCTCCCCGCATGACAGCGTTAGCCATCGTCAGGCTGCTTCCGACCAAAATTCCTCGCAGATCCGCAAGAGTGAAATCCGCGCCAGTGCAATCGCATCCATCAACCTGACCAGTGATTACGCTCCGGGAAAAATCTACCCCGGAAAAGTTAGCCCCCAAAAGGCTATCCGCGCCCGAAACCGAAATGGTAGTCGACGAGCAATCGGAATCGGTGAAATTGCCAAAGCGGAAGATGGTCGAGGAGCATGTCGATCCAGAGAAATTAGCCCCGACGGCCGAGACGTTCCCCAGCCTGCATCCGGTTAAATTACAATTCGATAAATTAGCCGAGGTCAACAATGAATCCCTTAAATCGAAACTTGCCAGATCCAATCCGCTCAGATCGGCGTTCGACAAGTTGGCGCCGATCAGATAAATGTCGGGGTGCGCAAGAATCGCGTCCTTAACGGTTGCCTCCGGCCCGTTGTAAATCTCGTCGCCATATTTGTTGTGGATGATTACGGCCATTGCTAACCCTGGATCGCCGCCGGGCTGGCGCCCGTGCCGATCTTCCCGCTGGCAAGCTGCGCCAGAATAACACCGCCTTCTGGCCTTGTCCAATAATCCATCGACAGCACATTGCCGTCCGAGTCCCCACCGGCCCGGACCTCGAAGTAGTCCGTATCGGTGACCGTCAACCCGTCGCAGGTTGTGTAATACGACACGATGTATTTCGCCGGCGTAAACGTCGCTCCGTCCAGCTGATATAGCAGCCCAAACAGCCCTTGCCGGTCCAGCAGATCCATCGGCGAAAGCTGAAGATTGACCACGAACTGGTCGAACGGCGTGATTTCGCCTCCACCGGTATATGCCGCCAGTAGCGCCGAACCGTCCAGCGTAAAGCTCGTAGAATCAACCACCGTTACCGGCCAAGTACGATTGATTGAACCTGACGGGGACGGCGTGCTCGTCGTTATCCCGGTCGTGTTCGTGATCGCGACAAGCTGGCCAGTCGTCAGCCCATGCGCTGTCGCGGTCGTGATTTTGATGGGCGTCCCAACTCCCGGCGTGCCAACCGCCGCCGTAATTGATGTGGGGCCGACAAGCGGCTGCCGATAGATTGTGGCGTATGGTCCCGGCGCCGGCACAACTTCCGTGTTACTGGCGTTGAGACAGTAGAGCATAAGCGGAATTCGGTCACCAGGACGAAAGCCATCGCCAAGGAAAGGCATGTTAGCAGTCCCATCTGCCGGACAGGCCGACGGTTGTTACGGGATCACTTCCGTAGAACTCCATGTTAGCGCCACCGTATTCCATTGCAGAGTAATAATGCCAGCCAACAGGCGGCTGATCGCTGGTCGATACAGAATTCGGCACTACATCCGCAGCGTTACCTGAATTGCTTTGTGGCGATGACGCAATGATCGACGTTAAGCTGTCCCGGCTTATCCCCAAATATCTCGCCAATTGGCCAGCGGCGTTTCGCCTCGTTGCGCCCTTCAAGTCGAGACTGATTATTGCTTCCTGTATTCCTTGGACAACCTCTACCCTTGTTTTTATGCGGGTAGCTGTACCGCCAGAAGAGTATGTTCCTGTCATTCCCGGAGGATCGGCAACAGAGAAAGTAGTCGCCGTTGGAGTTGTTGCGGAAACACTCCAAATTCTATTGATTACCGTTGGCAATGATCCCGTGCCGGTCACACCAACAATTTGCACTAAATCGCCAGGAACTAAGTTGTGGGTCGCGGATGTAGTTACGACGCCACTTGTGGTGACTCCAGTAATCGTGAACGGAGCATTATTCGCCCCTCGCCACGCCGCCGAAGTGTAGTTCCATGTTACCGGAGAAGAAGGGAATTCAGCAAAAACCCTTCTTGGCAATCTGTTGTAGTGGTTGTATAGCCATCGCTGACTAGACGAATCCACTAACATCGCCTGACTGGCCTGGTCGGTCTCCGTCGAGCGAACAGTTCCCAAGTAAATGTTGGGCAGCAATAGCGATCTAACCAGTACACCGCCAATAGACGCAAGCGGGGCGTTTCTCGTAATGTTGTCAAGCCACGCCAAAACCTCCAGCCTGATTTTTCCGCCTTCAGGAACGGCGAAAACATCGTAATTGGTGTTTGGTACTAATAACGGAGTTAGGCTGATTCCCGTGTCTGGTATTTCGATCTCTGTCCAAGCATCGCCGCCCCATGCCGGGAAAATCATCATGCGGTTGCCATGATACGGCAATAACCAAATGGTGTCGCTTACTAATGTCCAATGTCCATTGCTGGACCCGGCAGCATAAGTGCTTCCTACCCCGATAACATTGTCAATGATAAAAGAAGTCGAAGAGGAAACCGTTACCGTGGTCACAACAGTAGCGCTGCTTGAAACAGATGGAGTTCCGCCGGTAAACAATGGGCGATCAGATCCAGTCATTGTGACCCTGACCTTCATTCCCGTGGTAAGCCCATGAGGAACTGTCGTGGTCACAGTGATTGGCCCCGACGGAGAGCCGCTTGTAGGATACCCAGTGACATTCGATATTTGATTCACGTCAAAAGGAATTGATACCGCAGGGTCATTAAGTGGTGACGCGGTTGACCGGCCAATTCGCCTTGGCAAATCCACCGTCGGCACAGCCGCCGGCGCGCCGCTCGTTCCCCAAGGACTACTCCCGCCACTCGAATAGTTGAATCCAATCGCCAAGCGGCAATCGTTCACTAACGGCCTAATCTTTCGGTTTCTAGCGGATAGCACCCCCGAAACTTGGCCTGAAGCGACGCTGCAAATTCCCACAAATCGCTTGGATGGCGTTGGGCCGCTACGGACTTTGTGCGTTGTCAAATCGCCACCGCTGGCCGGAAGCCCGGTCTCGAATCCAATCGTTACCAGACCACTCGCCTCTTGGGCGTAAATTACTGCGGTCGTGGCCGTGTCACCCCCCGCAAACGTGAACGTTGGCGCTGTCGAAAACTCAATCACCTTCTTGTCAATGTTGATTTTGCCGGACTGCACACCAGCGTTGTAATCGCCGACCGGAACGAGCTTCACCCCGGTCGCGCCGTTGGCTTCCAATCGCCACGAATCGACTTCGAGGTTATTGAAGCGGGCTTGACTCGTCGGCGACCCGCTGATGACCTGGATGTACTGGCCCTCTTTGTGGTTCTCTTTCGGAACCGCGATGATGTTTTGGCCAGTGAACGGCGTCGATGGGGCCGATACCGTAAAGAATCCGATATCCGTATTGTTCTTGATTGTGATGGCCGATCCACTCGGAATCACTGACCACGTCTTGTGAGCGCCAAGCGTCTGAACGTCATTCACTGTCGAGCCGGTCGTCACGATCTTCGCGATCGCGTCATACGGGAAAACGTTCTTCCACGTATTCGCGTTCGGCGCGTTCGTGTCATAGACCAGAATCTGACCAAGCTGCGCGTTTACGATCGTCACGCCGGCGAGGGCGGAAATCGAACTCGAATTGAACGGCTGCAACTTCATCGTTTACCCAACAAACTGAAACGTGTCCGCGTCCGTAACCGCCCGCTGAATGGATTGCTGGTCCGTCACCAGCGCATTACCCACCACAATGTACGTCTTTCCCGCCGCATACCCATCGCCGACATTGAGCGTCTTGCTCCACTTGTACAGCCCCACCCGATGCCAAAGCCCGCCGCCAGTGTAAGTGCCGTTCCCGGTAGATCCCTGAAGGCTGAACGTGTTCGCGTCAATTACGGTCACCGTCCAAGACCCATTCGCGTTCGTGTTGCCCAACACGCCAGAAACGGTCACCCGCATCCCGGTCAGCAATCCATGCCCTGCGCTGGTAATCACGATCGGCGAGGCGTTTGTTGCTCCCGTGATGGCTTTTTCCTCAAGGTACACGGCCGTCCCCGTGCCGTTGGCCATCGCGGTCCCTCCCGCTTCGTAAATCTTGAACGTCGGAAAAATATCCGCATCCACCGGCACGGCGGCATCATTCGCCGTTTGGATTATACCGGCCGCGACATTTCCGACCGATGAGCCAAAGAATCCGAGAAAATCAGACATTCACCAAGATCCCGAATCTCACCTGTCTCAGACCTCGGCGGACCCTCAACTCGCCCGGCACCAACGACGACACGTTGACTTGCTGGGTCGAGGCGCCAGCCGGAAGATCGTCGGGGTCCGCGTTTGTCTGCAAGCCTGGGAAGTCGCCAACCTCGGCTTGCGGTTTCGCCTGTTCCATTATGGCGAGTCCCCTCCGTAGATAAACCGCCTAAACGGATTGGTCGAACCGATCCGCCGCGTCTGGAATGACCGCTGATCGGCCTCCATCGCTTGGTATAGCGATTCCTTGTATTCGGCGTCAATGGCCGCGCGGCTCTCCATGTTGAACCCGAACGCTACTTGCCGTTCGCAGTTTCGGCGAAAGGCTCGCAACATTGTTTTGTCGTCAATGTCGATATGGTCGCTGATGACGTACTTAATCCCGCTCCGTGTCACGCTCGGCGCGCCGTACACCGTCAATTGCGTGGCCGAATCGACCGACTTGATGAAAAACTCGAATTCGTAGGGGTTCGCTCCGTCAAAGTCGGTAGGCTCGGATACCGAATCGGCCGAAAGCCGAATCACGCTCCCAACCATCGCCTGTGTCCAGACCGTATTCGTTCCTGTAATCACCACCGACGCCGCCGTCGTAGCCACCTGTCCGTCCGAATACTTCGTCGTCCTAAGTTCTTTCGGTGTTCGGCGATAGAAAAAGTCGATTGTCTTTACCTCAACCGGATGAGGGTACATCCGAAACACAAACCGGCCAGGATTGTCGGGATCACCAGTCACCGTGTAAATTTCCGGCAACCCGCCCGCTTGATCGTATCGCTGCACCCGCAACCATTCTGTCGGATGAACGTAATTCAGGCTGAACCCATCGACCTCGAAATGTGGCGCATCAATTTGCGTGAAATCGGCCGGCAGCAAATAGCTATCGTGGTAGACCTCGAACGGAACTCCGGTGGTGATCGACGATTGCGGCATGAACGGCTGCGATAGCGTGGCGTTAAACGGCGATATTCGTTCCGTGATCGGGTAGCCCACCGAATTGATCGTGATTGTCCCGCTCCCGATCCACGAAGGGACCGAAGCGGAAAACGTCAACGTTTTGGTCGAAAAATCGAACGTGACCGTCCCCAGCGCAAAAGATGCGTCCGTGTTGATTCGACCGTGAGAATAGTAGTAGGACCACCGGCAGTAGGTGGACATGTCGAGCAGCGCGTCGCGGATCGCCTTTTGGATTCGACGACTCGCCTGTGTGGTGGCGTCCGCGCCAAGGAAATCGCGTAAATGTGTCGCCAGGTCATCCACGGTCGTGACCATGTATTACCTCAGCGCGTGTAGTTCCAGCTTATCGCCCGTCGTCTGTGACATCCACGAATACAGGTTGGCGTTCGTGATCGGCAGAAAATCGCCCACCTTGCCCGGCGAAAAATTGATACCTGTCGTCGCGGTCGATCCCACGCCAAGGAAAATAGCGCTCACATTCGTCACCGGCGTGCTGAACTGAAGCACCTGGGCGGGCAGGCTTGGGACCGCCACGAATGAGCCGACGTTGTTTGTCGCGGCATGGACCGAAATCCCCGGATTCTCGAATCGCGTGTGATAGACTTCGTTCGCCATCTGTTATCTCTCAAGCGGAACCAAAGGAATCCCGTTCTGGCCAGGAGCAAGCCGGTTTTTCCAGCCGTTCGGCTCAATTTTGTCTCGCGAAGCCGGGCACGGCGTTTGCGGGGCCGGCATTTTTGGCAACCCTTCGCCCATGAACTGCAAGCGGCTGTTCCCGGCCTTCTCGCCTTGCAACACCACGTTGCGAAGCTGTTCGCTAACCGACTCGCTCGAAATCACCTTGGGCCTCATGCACGGCGTCAATTTCATGTGGATCGCCCAAGAATCCCAATTGCAATAGCAAACATGACCGATGCCGGCCGCGCGAAACAGCAGATTGGCGTCCCGCGTGAATGTCACGTCCTCGGTCGATGCCTTGTCGCTCTGCGTCTCGTCCTTCCACTCGTAGTAGAAGTACGGAGACTTCATCTTGACCGTCTCGCCGGTCACCAGATGTTTGAAGCCTGTGAACAGCCGCATGTCGATGGCCACAAGACCGGTCGGCAACGCCGCAACCTCTTCAACTCCCGATCGAATCGCAGCCTCTTCCCGCGTGTATTGCTCAAGCGAGAAGTGCGGATCAAGGGAATCAGACAGCTTGGTTCTCCACCGAAACACGTAGATGTTCTCCGACGGCCTGGGGCCGACGTAGGGCGCGCCGACGATAGTCGGGCAGTGATTCCACCGCGATCGGATGAAATCGAACGCGTCGGGCCAGAACGCCTTTTCGGCGTGACCGATAATGTCTGGCGCCATGTCGCTGTCGATCATCACCAGGATGTCGATGCCGGCCTTGATGGCGTCCTGCACACACCGGTTGCGGGTCATGGTGATCGGTGTGTCGGCCAGATACCAACTGTCGGCGCTCTCTACCCGCGGATCATCACGAAGCCGAAGCCGCAAATTGGCCGCGTATTCGCTCGAAGCGGGATGCTCAGAATTGTTGCCAGGGAAGCGGGCCACCATGACCCGATATTGCTCTTTCACGAATGGCTCCAAAAGGGTCGAAGGCCAGGGGCGGATTCCATTCCGCCCCAGCCCTCGGTGTCTTACCCGAACGTCCGTTTCAGATCGATGAGCGTCAGCGTATGTGTGTTGTTGGTTGTCGCCGCGCTCATGGCCCGACCCCACAAAGAATTAAGTTGGTCGATCGCGCCGGTTGTAGCTCCTTGGGCGATTGACGTGAATCGGCCAACAGCGCCAGCGCCATTGCCAGTCGTTCCGCCGGATGTGGTCGAAAACGCCTGAACAAGATCGCCAACTGCGATCGCCGGAGCAATCGTATGGCCGGTCTTGCCCATGGCTGGGCCTTCGACAACAATCCAGAAGATGTCATTGTTGGCCACGCCAGCCGCCGGCAATGCTGGATCGACAATCCCTATCGGTTTTGTGGTTGAAAAACTGTGACCAGCGCCAGGGCTTCCACCGACGGCCGTTCCGTAAGGGTAGCTCGAAACGGTTTCGTCGAAGTGGACGCCAAGACTGGGATACAGCGTCCCGCCGGAGGTGTTCCGCACCATCCGCACCGTGACTAGCCGGCCGGTCGCAAGGCCGAACTTCGAGTCCGGCACTTGGAATTCGGCGCCAAGGTTCAGTTTGTTCACGTCGGCGATGATCGACGTTCCGTTGAAGAAAGTCGAACCAATCTCGAAGGGAAGATCCGAACTCTCCATGAATCACCTCCTTAGTTAATCAGATCGTCCCACAACGGGAAATGGCGCGGCGACTGGAATTTCGCGTTGCCGTAAAAGTCCACCGACACCACGTAAGACTTGCGCGACGGGTCGTAGTACGGGTACTCGCTCCCCATCTTGAACAACTGGTCGTTCATGCACATAATTTCCATTTGGGAAACCGTGAAGCCGAACGCCTTGGTCGTGTCACCGTCACCACAGCCGACTTCCCAGGTGATCGGGACGCCCTCAAAGTTGACCGACTCCGTGAAGCCGAGCGCCACGACGTCATTCATCTCGCCGCGCTGGATTTGGATTCGCTCCTTGGAATCCAACTGCGAGAGGAAGTCGCGGTACATCGAGCTTCCCATCAAAATCACGTCTAGCTTGACATCCTTGCGGTTGTCGCGCTGGCTGGCCGAAATGCCGTACCGAAGAGCTTCGATACAGTTATTCTTCCAGCTTGGCGTCGCATTGCTGAACCCTGTCGGGGGCGCCGCAATATAGTTGATGACGACCGGCGAAAAGAAATCGTAGTTATAATCGACCTTCCCGTCGGGCCAGTTTGGGCCGGAACCGCCGTAGGTTCCAAGGTTTGTGGCAAGCCCGGCGTAGGTGTCGTTCGGGTTCGCGAACTTTTGGCCCGCGACCGGCGTGTTGCCGTGAAACGAACCAACGCCGTGAATCCGGTTTTCGTTTCCGGCAGCGTTGCCGTCGACGTAAAGCTCAGTCGCCCAAAACTCGGCGAAATCGTCGGCCAGGGACTTGCCCATGTTCTCGAACGACTTCACGATCGCTTCAGTGCCGCGATTCTTCAGCTTTTCCCAGTCGCTCACCGAATCGTTGATTTCGTAGCTGCGCCAGTCGAGACGCGGCGACTTGATCCGATCCTTACGAGTGAACACGGTCAGCCCGTAGTCCTCATACGGGTTGGCCTGGTATCGCCTGTAATGAATCTTCCACTCGAAGTCGGCGCCGGAATTGTTGAAACTGTACCGGCCCTTCTTGTCCAGCAGCCCCGTCAAGACGCGATTGCGAAGAATCGCGGGCTGGGTATCCCGCAGATAGTTCGTGATCGTCGTGTTAACGATTCTGGCCCAGCTTACCATATCACTTCCTCCGTGTCAACGAATCACAAACCTACCACGGCTTGTCAACATCCTTGAGAGCCTCAGCCAGGATTTGGCCAAGGTTTCCGCTGTTGATTTCTCTTCGGGGCGAGTTGGCGTATCCCGCGCTCGTCCCATTCCTTGGCTTTCGGCTTGCAGCCAAAAACCGCTGTTTCTCCACTTCGCCCTGATCGGTCGGTTGCGCCGTCGCCGCTTGCGAAGAACGAAGCTGATTCCGTGCCCACTCCAACTCCATCATGGATTGGGCGTACCGGTCCTTGGCAACAGGATCGGTGATTCCGATGTCGCGAGCGACTTCAATATGTCTCTGGTACAACTCGCCCACCGGCGTCAGTCGTTCGCGGTCGGGATCGGCATAGAGCCAATGAGCGTTCTGATTCAGGATGCCAGACGCACTCTGGTGGCGATGCTCCTCTTGGCGAGACTTACGGAACTCCTCACGAAGCTCCTGCTTAAACGACTCCAAGATGGGCGCCATGGCCTTTTGCGGGTTGTGGCGAAGATCGTCGATCCACTTGGCGGTGTACCGATGATACGCAATCCGCTGATTCAGGATTTCCGGTGGAACAATCGTCCCATCCGTGAACCGGATCGTACCGTTGGCATCGGTCCGCATCTGATTGTCGAGCGACACATCATACTTGGGCGGGTCCCACCATCCCTTTTCCTGCGGCGCAGCCTGCTGGGCCTTCTGCTGCGATCGGAGGAATTCTTGGTAGGCGTCCCAGTTGCCGCGAACTTGCTCGGCAATCGCGAAATCGTTTTGCCGGGACTGGTAATCGCGGGCCGTATTCAGAAGCGACGAGAAAAACTCATCATCGGAACCGAACTGGGTCGCGAAGTCGAACCCGTAATGTTGACGGGCAATGTCGCGAAGCCCGACGCTGCTTTGCGGTTCGGCGCTACCTTGCGGTTGCGAAGCGCCGCCGCCGGAATCCGCGTCCATTCCGGCCTGCACATCGGCGACCGGAATGTTCGGTTGCGACGGCGCTGCCGCGCCTTGACCATCGTTATTCGTCGCGCCATCCAATGGCGCGGTATCGTCAGCCATAACACCTTCCTTGTGGCTCTAGTCTCATTTTCTACTAACTGCTTACCCCGTCAAGGGCTGTCAACCACCTTTTTTCCAACTTGGCGTCAACCGATCCTTGACCTCCTCGCGAACCTGTTTGATCTTTGCCTTCTTGCCGGGATCGATTGCGATTTCCTTGGCCGTTTCCCGGTCCACAATGTCGTCCGCAATCGGCACGAACCCCGTGAGAGCTTCGTCATGGGCCTTGTGATTCACGGCGCCACGAGCCGACCAATTCCGCTCTTTGAGAACTCGCTTGATGTCGGAAGTATCCTTTACCCAGGCCTTCGGGTCGCCAGGATAATCGGCCAATCCGCCGACATACACCGCGCCGGTCGTATCCACGCCAGCCCGCTTTGCCGCCCGCTTGAATTTCTTTCCAGCGTTGGAATCCATAGCAAACTGATTGCCGTTGCAATGGCCCTCGAAGAACATCCGTTCTGTTCCGCGAAGTCCGGGCGTAATCCGCATGGCCAATATTTCGGCGATGTTGTGGCTCTCGCCCGCTTTCCGCATCACCACATAGGCCGATTGGATTTCTTCGATTTCGCTAATGACAGGAAAAGTCATAGGATCGGCGGAATTCCACCCCCCATAATGATGTCCTCAAGCCCAGGCGGCAGCGCCGGCAATCCAGTAGGCGCCATCGCCACTGGCGGAGCAGGAGCCATTCCGGTAGACAATCCGCCGCCATTCATTGCTAATTGCTGGGCCAGCATCGCCTCTAATTCTTGTGGCAACAATGGCGGGGCAACCGGTGGCGGACCAGCGGCGGGCGGAGCCGCTGGCGGCAATGATTGTTGCGCCTCTGGTGGAGGAGCTTGTGGCGGTGGTGGAGGTGGTGGAGGGGGAGGCGGACCAACCAAAAATGGGGTTGGGTCCATGTCTCGCGATTGCGCCCATTTGCTGATCCACGCATTGAAGGGCAATGGGTTCCCCATTTGCCAAAGCTGCTGAAGAGCAGGCAAAAGAACATGGGCGGACTCGTCAAGTGTTGATGCCTCCCAGTCCCGATTCGGCTTTCTCGCGCTACCCGCTTCGACACGGTAATCCAGCTCCCGAACCACTTCATCAATGCTGGCGGACCAAACATATTGCATCCATAGCACGGCGAATTCCTGGCCAAGCAACGGCGCGATGTCCTCGGCCTTCATCAGCCATCGGTTCGCCATCGCCTCTTTCCTGGCGCAGGCCGTCATCCAGTCTTCCACCTTGCTCGCCATATCGTCGGGACGAGCCTTCGTCGCATCCCCCTTCAATTGGCTTTCCGCCGCCGATCGGAATTGGTGCGGAGACATGCCGTAGGCAAGGTCGGTAAGGCCGGTCCGCTTCTCAAAAAGAGATTCCGCCAGATTGAATACTGTCAACAGATCGCCATTCATCGGCGGATGCTGTAAGAACTGGATCATTTCGCTGATAGTCTTGTGCGTCGATCCCTTCAGCGACAGAATCGACAAGTCGGAACCATACTGGATCGTCCGCTTGATTTCTTCGTCGGCCGCTTCGATCACTGCCACGAAGTCTCGACAAGTCGTGCGGATTTTGCCCATGATGAAACTGGCCACCCAATCCATGCACTTCATTTCGCCACGGGCGAAATTCAGGTGCGAAATAGGCCACGGAATATTCGGATTCAGGTGGAAGTCGATACAGGAAACCGGCCACTCGCCATCTTGGTAGAAAGGAATCGGCCACGCCAAACGAGAGCCAATTTCCTCGTCATCCGAACGCGACGACGGCGGAATGTTGAGGAAGTAATTGCAGCCCTTGCACGCGACCAGGCGAACAAAAGGCCCGAACTGGTCGAATCGGTCCCGCATCACTTGGCGGGCTTGCGTCCGGTATTCGCTCTCCGTTTGCGACCCGGCAAGTTGGTCTCCAATCCCCATCTTGGAGAAAATTTCATAGAGGCATACCAGGTCGTTTGTTTGCCCCATCCGGCGTTTCGTCGCAGCACCGTAGTCGGTATTCGACCTGGCCAGCGAATCGTAAGACTCAGCATGAGCCTTGAGCGATCCGCGAGGTAAACCGTATTCGTCCTCAGCCTGCCAGACGGGAAGAATGTGACGGCGAGCGATCCATTTGGCATCGAGCATCGAAGTGGCGTCAGGATCAATCAACAGATTGTCCACCGAATCATAGAACGATCCGACAATCTGACTGGCTCCCGATGGCGAAACATAAAGTTCGGTCCACAAACATCCCCGGCCCTTGAGCAGCGCCTCAACGATCGAGGCGCGAACGTGAGACTTCAGGCCACCACCCGGCAATTCATTCGGCGTGTAGTTCAGGACCGCTTGCATGAGGGCGGCGCGAATTTTTCTGACACCCATCGTGCGAGAGGCGCCCTGCATCACGAACTGGGCCAGCGCGGGGTCGAGCGACGCCAACGAATCAATGGCGTCGGAAGGAACTTGTCGAGGCGTTACGGTGCGGACTGGGTTTCGGTGGTAAAGGACCGGCCCGTAGATTTGCACCAATTCGGCGGCCTTATTGACCGTCATTCCGAACGTTGGGCGCAAACCGGTTTCGTCGTCGGAACCGGGAGTGACTCGCATCCCCGGCGACGTTTTGATGTATCGCTCATCGTAGATAAAATCGTGCGAGCCAGAGTACAAACGGGTGATTTCGTCGGCGTCTTCGCCGAAAACCGACTGCTTGTACTTGCGCGCGATCTCTACTTTTTCGAGCCACAAATTGGCGAGCCATTTGAATGGATCATCCGGCTCAAAGGCAGATCCTTCCACCTAGTCCCGTCCATGTTGTCGAAACGATCAGGCAACCGCAGACTTACTCGCCGCGCTCTTCTTGTACTGCTCACACATCCGCCGCAGCGTCGGCAGCAATTCGATCAATTCGCCGATCGCGACCGTTTGCGGCAGCTCGAAGAAACATCGACTCTCCTGAAAATCGACCCGCTGCAAGAACGGATCATCCTCATGGCGGACCCCTTCTTCCATCGCGGCGATCCCGCCATTGGGGAACACCGTCACCGCGATTGTTTCGGCGTTGACCTCCTTAACCATCGCCACGCAAAACCCTTCGTGGTTTCGCCGCCGGCGATAGCCGACCAAATCGCCAACCTTCAACACGGGAAACTTGAACTTGCTTTCGCTCACTTCTCTCTCCTAACTGAGGCTCACAAATTTGTCGTCCTCGCCGGCCGCCCGGCGAATATCCCGCCAGAACTTCTTCCGTCGCTCAAGCGGATTTTTCCGTTTTCTGCCCTTCGGTGGCGGAATGTACGCCGGGTTCGACGCCGCCAAGTATTCGAGGCAGGTAACCGCGTGATCGCGAACACCCATCCGCTTATTCGTGACCAATCCGGCCGAATTCTTTTGGTAAAACTGTTCGCCGAATTCGTAGAGGAGGTTGGGGGTTTTCCCGCGATGAAATTTGATTCGGCCATCAAGCCATCGCCGCAAGGATTCCTCCCGCGACGGAACGTTGTCCGATCCCCACGCAAACCCGTGGCCTGTCTCAACACTCGAAATCCTTTTCTCGCGAAACGCCTCCGAGTAATGCCACTCGTATGACCGTCCATCAGTCATTTGGGTTTGGCGTCCCATGCGATAGTCTATCAGAAATCGTTGGAATTGGTAAGGGCCAATAACCATCGCGACTTGCTCGGCAACAATTTTCGCCGTCGCGTATTTGATGTAAAGCTCGTCATAGACGTGAATCATCCCCTCCGGCGAAATGGCGATAAACACCACCGCCGCCGTCTGGTATCCTGGGTCAAGCGCCAAGTCGCGACGCCATTCGACCGGAATCGGAAACGGGTCGATGACATGCAAGTCCTCCCGAAACTCCGGGTAGACCTTGCGGCTGTGCATTTGGAATTGGCCGTCCCATCGCACCGAAACTTGCTCCGGCGTCCGCAGCGTAGACCGAAACCATTGCTTGTCGGCCTCCGCAATATGGGGATTGTTCTGGATATGCAGGAAGTGCTCGGACACATGCGGATTCGAGCGATCGATACCCCGCATATGCAAGTCGAACAGGTCAGGCGATGACACTTGCGGCGTCGCCGACCAGACAAACCGGGCGTTCGGATTATCGGTCATGCCGCGCACAACCTCCTTGTACCACTGTTCGTGTTCCATCTCTTCGTCGAACCAGGCGTAATCGACTCGGAACCCTTGGGGCGGCTCACCCTTCGACGAGTAGAGCCGCAACTCGCAGTCGTTCTCCCTGATTGTTGCCATGCGGGGAATGCCCTGGGCGCGATTTTCCCACGCGATTGACTTGAACCAATGGCGAGGCAAAAACGGTGGAGAAGGAATCCATTCCGCCCGCCGTAGTCGATCCTTCTCGTCATCCGGTTTCACCGGCCGCAAACACAATTCGTTTTTGTCCCAAATCGCGTGAAACGCCCCCGGCATCGTCAAGTTGCGCCAGATCGTCGTCGACAAATGGAACAGATCCAGCCCGGCAATCAGGACAATCCCATTTTTTTTAGGAAACGGAACCCCGTTAAGATTGCGGCCTGTAACCACCATTGCCAATTCGGCGCAAGAGGCGAGCGTCTTACCCGATCGGTTCGACCCGATCAGGATTCGCTCTTTCGCCGGCGATTCGTGAAACTCAAGTTGGCTAGCCGTAGGCCGGTAGCAATTCAGCCCGCATTGCTGATGATCCATCCATTCGCGAAAGATGTTGTCGAATTCGCGGCGCAGATCCTCGGCGTCAACCTTGCCGCCGACAAGGCCGAATTCCCTTCGGGCCTCCGCCTCAAGCTTCTCAAATTCTTCCGCCGACCACATTATTCGATCGTCTCCACGTCCACCGCGTCTTGTGGCTGAGTTGATAAATCGACTTCGGCGGGTTGCTGATTCAGCATCCTGATGACCGTCTCGCGGAACCGTTCTTTCCATTCATCGGTCCCCATCATTGCCTTGGTCATTTCTTTGCGCGAATCGTGATTACGGTCCTCGCTTCGCTCAAACACCGCAACCGCCATTTTCATGGCTTGCAGACGGATGAAATCCTTTTCCGACGCCATCAGGCTTTGCATGGTCGAAATCAATCCGTCCTTGCCGCCGATCGACGAGTACATGGCTTCCGTCAGCCAGTCGGGCTTGTAGCCTCCCGCGCTGATTGACGAAATCGCGGCGTTCAGCGCGTCTCTCGCCATCAGCTTTGCGCGGCCAGCCTCAATGTCTTCCGGTGTCGCAGCGCCTTGGACGGGGGCACGAGTTGTGCTCATTAGCATGGCCCCGCCGCGCCGCTGATTGTCCCGACTTGCAGCATGTCTCGCGCCGACACGCCCTGCGAATTGACTCGCGTTCCGCTAGCCTCTTTAAGGTCGTGCCATGTGTACAAGCCAGTGAAAATGTTGGGGTGGTTCGCCGTATCGACGTTGGCGTACAGGATGCCGCACCCGCCATTGTAAAGGTAGTCGATGTCCAAATCCGACCACCACGATCCCGTCCGAAACGCAACCGAAGCTTGCCGCCCAGCAAACGGCGTGATCGGCAAAAGGCCAGACCAAATACCCAAAAGCAAATCGTGCGGCGACGTGGCAGTCACGCCAGTGGTTGCCGGCGTAACGGTATCCGTGCCGTTCACTGTGTCGGCGTTGATTCTGATTCTTACGACAGGGATTGTGCCGTCATAGGCGATGTCCCAAAAATACCACGTGCTCGCCGCAATTGCGCCAAAACTGCTAGCGAACACACTGGACGTGACCAATATGGGAATCTCGGAACCGTTATCGTAAGTAAGCTGAAAACACAACAGGCTATTCGATCCGTCGTGGCAATTGACCAGCGTGAACGAGTCATCGGCCGTATTGTTTTCGTGCTGGCCAATAATCGGAATGATCGTTGCCGGGTTCGCCGCCACCGAATTGAATCGGACCCATCCGCAAGCGTGCCATATCGCCAAGCCAGCCAGGCCAAAATTCGCATTGGCGATCTTGAGGTAGTCGGTAGACGCGCCGGGCCACGACGAAGCTAGCGTGACTCCAGGAGGCGACGCGATCGTCGAAGCGTGCCGATTACGGAAAAACGGGAGCATCCATCACTCCAGCCATAACCGCTATCCTTAGCGGCCTATTTGCCGATGCCGGACTTGAACCGGCCCTGGGAGGTTATGAGTCTCCCGTGAGCACCTGCCCATCGGCGATAATCCCGGCCATTATGACCGTATCCGCAATGCGGTAGAGGGTCGCCGGGAAATTTTGACGCCCGCCGCCGATCGTCGCCTACCATCCGGCGTCACGATGGTCGAGCAAAGCGGAGAAGCCAGGCTTCCGTCTCGTCGCTCGGCGGCACACGGCTTATGGGCCAACCACCAAATTGCACCTGCCATTCGGGCATACCATAACCGGAACAGGCTTTGATCGCGATGGGTACGGAACCAAGATCCCGCCGCCGTTCGGCGACTTCGACAGTACGTAAAGTCCCGCGCCAAACCCTTCCAGCGAGCCAGCGACCGCGAAACCAAGCCGGTGCTCGTCCGCCTCCCTCTTGGCTATCTTCTTCTGGTCCTCCGTCAGGCCGACGCCAACCAAACAAGGCTTTGACCCTTCGTTGACTACCTTCTGGTATGCCGCCGAGTAGTCCATCCTTGACGGTGGCGCAAGGCCGAATTGCCAGTCAGGGGCAGACGAGGTGATCGACAGCCCACGAGCCTTGACGGCGACCGCATCGCTTGGCGGAAGGCCGAATTGCCAATCATCGGCGGAAGCGGCGAGAGAAACACAGAGCAGCGAGACACAGACAAGCGACACCAAAAAGAACGTTCTCATAGTTAAGCTCCCCAATAGCCTCAATCACAATGCCAATGCGAGACATAGCCGAACGGCGTCGCCTTGCAACCATGCCGCCATTGCCAAATCAGAATTTTTCCCATGCCAGCCCCATCGCCCATCAACAAATTGCCAATCGCGAGCCGGGAACCCTTCGGCGTCAGACAACGCCCATGAATCCTGCGCGGCGATGTAGTCCATGTCCCGTTTCGTCACCCAAAACCCTCCCGCCGGAGAATTGTCCACCGGCGTCCCATGCGCTTTCGGTCCCCACGAATTTAGGATATACCAATAGGGACCACCCTGTCCAGCGCCATCGTAGCCGAGAACACACATCTGGTGTTTCCAAACGCCGTTTCGGAAGTTGACGAGTTTGCCGTTTTGGATTTGCGGTTGCATCGAAAAGCCGCAATCGCTCGCGATCGTTACCGGATAGCCGGAACAAATCGCATCGCGAATCTGGTCAGCGGTTTTGACGCGGGCAATTGTTTTGACTGGATACTGTCGGCCGACATTTACCCATTTCGTGGCGGGCATCTTTACCGCCCACGACTTGATGACGGCCAGCGAGTATTTGGGTAGTGTTTCGCCGTCCTCGGCCTCAGCGTCTTGCGCGAGGACGCCATAATTCTTCAGCGCCAGCGCTTGCCAGCCACCGATAGAACCAGACCAAGGCTCTCGGCCTTTATTTAGCCGTCCGTTGCCACACTCAGGGGCGTTTCGGCCGCAGGCGTAATGATACGCCTCGAATACCTCCTTATAGGTGTTCGACCCTTCCGTTATCGCCTGTGAACAATGCAGGCGTTCGACAGCTTGCTTGGCCCCGGCGCCGACACAATCGCCGACGAGTTGTTGCATGGCGGGGATTGTCGAGCCAAGCAGTTGCCTCTCGGCATCCCACAGATTGACGACCTTCTTGGCGTTGTCGCGAGGAGCGCCAATTATCTCAAACGCCGGCGTCATTTGCTCCAACGCCGGCAATTGGGCCTCGAACGCCTCTTTGCCGGCCCATCCCATCAACTCTTGAGGGGCCGTATCAGTAGACAGAATTTGACGCTGGATGTCGGCGACCTGTTTCTGGACACCGATCACCGACCAAACAAGAACACCAATCGCAATCGTGACAGTGGCCGCAAAACCGCCAAGGGCGATTTTCAGCCCATTCGTCATCCGGCCATCATCGTCGCGGTATCTCACTGTCAATCCTCAGTCCAGTTGATCGACGCCGCCACCTTCTCAAACTCAACGTCCGGCTGATTAGCCGCGTCGGTCATCATCGCAACCCACACTCTGTCTTGCTTGTCTGTGTCTTTCAGCCCCTGCCGTCGCATTTCTCGCCGGATCTTGAGAGGAGGTTTCATTTCGCCACGAAGAATCAACACGGCAGCCTTTTCTTTGGCCTTCGTAGGCTCGTTCTGAAACTTGCAGATTTTGCCGATCAGCGGCAGCAGCGCCGAAATAATCGCCGCGAGTAAAACGGGGTCAAGATCCGCCACAAGCGGATTATTCTTCGCGATCCTGTTTCCCCACATTTCGCTTTTCGTCAACACAGGAGTCTCCACTAATCGGTTAATGCCTTCTTGAGAGCCAATTCCGCCTTGTATGGCGGACCCTGTTTTTGTTTGCCCGGCTTGCCTTGTCGCGATGCGATCCTGGCCTTCATCGCAGCCGGCATTTCGGGATGTTCCCTGGCCATCGCAGCGAAAATTTCCTTCACCTTTTCTGGCCGGTTTTGCGCCATGAATGATGGCATATCCCGCATGGCTTACCCCCTACTTTATCTTGGCCAGCCCTCCGGCGACCTCTCGGTAAGCCGCCGCGAGGTCATCCGTATTTTGCAGTTTCTTTTCCGCGACAAGCAAGCGGAATTTTGCTTGTACCGCCTTATCGACAGCCTTCCATTCCGCTGCCCTGTCGCCAACCGCTTCGTTGAATTTGGCCCGCGTTTCCTTGCCGATCGCCAAGCCGGAAAGCGTCCCGGCCGAAATCGCCGCCGCCAAGGAATCGAACGCCGCAGACAAATCAGGAGCCTTTGCCTTTGCCTCCGGCGACAACTTCATGGCCTCGTCGAACACGACTCGCGAAACCCCCAGCGCCGTCGGCGTGGGCGGAACCGGCGGCGCCGGGGGATCGGGTGGCCTGGGGGGAATAGGCCCAGGCGGCACAGGGACCGGAGGAGGATTTGGGGGTTGCGGGCCAGGAGGGGCGTCACCGACAGAAACAATATGCGGCTGAATCTCAACTTTTCCGTCCACGATCGCAGCCAAGACGAACGTGTAAAGCCCAGGCTTGCCCGACGCAAAAGCGATTCTGGAGCCGCCATCAGCCTGAAAAAACGTCTTGGAGGGAACCACCAACCATGCGTAGGCTTGCGCCGTCTTGCCTGCGCGAAGCTCGAACAGATCGCCAACGGGGACCGATGACGGCCCTACGATATCGATGGCGAGAACCAGAAACAGGCTATGCAGGGCCATGAGTGCCACCGAAATAACTCCTTGCCAAGCCGGCCTTTATCAGTTGAGCGGAAATCGTTTCCGCGTCGCCCGGCACCCACATCGACGCCAACCGCCGACCAAATTTCTCCGGCTTTTCGATCGACCGGATCAGAACCATTGTCCCCGGAACAAGCTTCGTCGCCATCCACTCTTTAGCCTCAAGGCCAGCCTCTTTCGCCGGCCCTCGAAGCTCTGGCGCGTCCACGCCGTAGAGCCGAATTTTTTCCTTGTGCTTCCAGATCCCATCACCGAGGTCGGTATCAACCTCAATCGTGTCACCATCAATAACGCGAACGATTTTGGCGTTGTAGATATACGGCACAAGGCCGGTAATGGACGCTTCGGCCACGCCTATCACCTCGAAAGGATCTTGAGCAGCAAGTTCACGCCGAAACTGAAGATTGCCGCCATCAACGCGCCCGAGCCGTAGGCCCGTCCCACAACCCCCGGATCGGCCGCAACCGCACCAAAGAATGGCTGGGCTGTGTCGAACACACCTAATTCGTAACCACCGGCCAGCGCGGCCACGAAGCCGAAGATGGCCAGAATCAGGCTTTTTGTCGCCGAGACCAGCTTCGGCGTCGGATCGGCCACACCGACCATCGCGTACACCCACGCCACCAGTCTCGTCAAAAGCTCGTCATTCATTTCTTTTCTCTCCGAAAGTTCGCCCAAGCCAAAAGCTCATTCGCTCGCACAAACATAATTTTCCGATTGTCGGCGTATTCTGTTTTCGCCGGCAACTGGCCCTTTTCGATCCGCTTGTAGACAGATTGCCTACTAACGCTGGCCAATTTCGCGGCCTCCGAAATCCGAATCCACCCAGGCTTTGCGACGGCGTTGCCCATGAGAACCCTCCCCAAAGTAAGGCTATCAAGGAGAACTATGGCTGTCAACTAAAATCCCCCGCGACCAAGGCAAAAGCTCGGTCGCGAGGGACACGGCAGAGACATGATTGAGGGCGTCATGCCCAGAGGAGGAGCATCCGCCCCTAATGAAGATCAAAAATTTCCAGCGACAAAAGCCGCAAAAGTACCATTTTTACAGCAATCTCCATCGCTTCTTGCAACCTTGACGACTTCAGGGTGTCCGCCACAGGAAGCAGGGCTGATTGACCCCCAAGCAACTTCTTATTCGCCATGCTCTTTCGTTTCCTTTCCTGCCACGAACGGATTAATTTCGTGGCGAAACACCTGGATTGACGAATCGACATCAATACCAAGACTGATCTTCCCCAGCCCACTGCTCCGCAGGAATTTGATCTTCACTGGCGGATCAGTCAGAATGTCAATCTCCTGCCCGACCAGTCGCGTCACAACCAACACCCTTTTGGCCTCCACGGTTAAAATTCCAACTCCTCTTCGGGGTTAACCACAGCGGATTCGGCGGCCTTGCCGTTCTTCTTGCTTGGCCGATTGGCCTTCGCATGTTTGCCGAACAGTTTGTCGATCGCCATTTGGGCCGACTTGCCCAACGGTTCATGCGAGGGTCCACCGCCGCCGGAAATCTGCCACTTCTCGCGCATGTCCCCGTCGTATTCCTCGTGCTTGCAGTAAGCACGAATCTCCTGACCGACAAAGGAATGGTGACCTTCATTCACTGGGTCAAGATCGGAAAACGATGACCCATTGTACCCGATCGCCGCCAAGTTCTCGGCAACGAATTCGATCGTCTTTTCTGTGATGTAGACGTAGATCGTCCGGGGTTGCCGCCCGACCTCCTTCTTCTCGCCCGTGTACTTGTCGATCAGCGCGAACGGCTCCACTTCGAGCCAGAAATAGGGAGTCCCCCTCTTCTCGCTCTTGCCGAAGCCCTGCGACATCACCGTCGCGTCGTAGGCGCCCTGTTCGTACATCACTCACCGTCCTTCTTTTTGCTTTCTTTGATGGCCTGAAGAAAGTTTTCCCAAGCCTCCTTGCCCTCGAATTCGTATTTTCCGGTCGAAGAAACGTCGATTTCCGCCGGCAGGCCATAGCGGTTCTTCGCGTCGTAAGCCGCCGACCATTCCGTGTGGAGAACCCGTTCACCTCCACTCCGGGCCTTCGCCCTGTCTCCTCTTTTGTCGCGATCCACGTTCACGGCGAAGTTGCCGAACAAAACCTCGTCCGCCGCCTTATGCGTGAGCGACCATGTTTTCGCGTGAAGATCCGCTTGGTAGCGATCGTAGTCGGGGCCTTCGGGGTTTTTGAAATTGGCGATGCGAGTATGACACAGCGCGACCACCCCCATGCCGACGTCCTTGATTTTCTCAAGCCGGATCAGAAATTCCCTCCAATCGCTTGTAGCGACCTCGTAACCACGAGCGTAAGCCAAGAAGCCCTTCTCATTGAATTCGCCGTTGAAGTCACGGCCGCAGACGTGCTCGTGGCACAGTTTTTCGACCCCGTTTAGCGTATCGATCACCAATGTCTTGTAATCGTGCTGCGACGACGCCAACTCATCGACCAACCCCAGCACATCGCGCCATCTCGCCACCCTTGGCAAGTGCGCCGTCTCCGGCAACCTTCCCCTGTGGATCAGCGTTTCGATGCCGCTTTCCGTCGTCAGAAAAATCGGATTCGGCGAGAACGCCGCAAACGACGTTTTGCCGAATCCCTCAACCGCGTGCAAAACTAAAAAACTTGGAGCTTTCCTCGTCGGCTTCTTGATCGCATCCGCCAGGCTCAGCGACCGACTCGCCGATCCCGGCATTTTCCCCGTGCTCATTTTTAGGCTCCTTTTGTCCTTCAGCCTCTAGTCCTAACCCACTCACGCCATACGACCACCATGCAGCCAAAGCTTCATGGAAGGCCGCCCCGAAACTCAATGCTTCGCTTATCTCCCCATCCGCCTTTTCGATCCGTAACCCATAACGATAATGGTCCTTGCGGCGGCAGGCCAAGAAGGTTTTCAGCCGGCTGCCCGTGACAACAATTTCGCGATCAGGAAGATCGTTCGTGCTGTCGCCAAGCTCAGCGTGCGCCCTTTTCCGTCGCTGCCATGAGTCGGAACCAAACGAATCGTAGCCGCAACACAAGGGCAAGTATTCGCACGTCGAGCCAAATTGCGTGCAAGCCGATGAGTTTCTAAAATGAACGCCGCTCTGCTTCGATTCGCGAATCTGTCCGCCAATCTGGTAAAGCTCCTGGGCGTACTCCGCCAAGTCCTGTCGCGTGCGGACAATCTGTTTTCGCTGGTAGTAATTCGCCGGATTTTGTATCGCGTCCGCTAGGAGACGAAAGGAAAAAAGCTCATCGTCCTCCGATTCCATTTCGAGGTACTGATTGATTTTCCGACCATCAAGGCACCGGCCGAAATAACTCCCCGACTGAATCTCAGCCTTGTTTTCTTTGGTCAGCCGTCGCGGGCGGATCGACGGCTTGCGAATCACATCGTAAACCGTCCCATCAACCTCAATTCCGCGATCCCACAACGACAACATGTAACCGCTGATTTGGCTGTCAATAGCCAGCCGGCGCCAATAAACCGCATCCGCATCGGAAATATCTTCGGACGTGGTTTTGTGTTCCAAGAGGAACCGCTTTTCGCCATACTTGACCAAGCCGTCAATCTTGCCGGCGTGCCAAAGGCCCTTGAGCGGGTAGCCGGTTTTAGGGTTTCTGATCTTGTGACAGAACTCGTTTTCGATTTCTTCGACAACATAATTGCTGTGCTCAGCCGACCACCGCGCATCGTAGCCACGCATGAGCGACGCCAGGACGTGATAGTCCCTGCCGCTGATCGTTTTTTGATTCACCGCGCCCAAAGAATGCGTCAGTCGATCCATGCCCGCCTCGCCCTAGTATTTCTTTTGAATTTTCGCGCCAGTAAATTTTTCGCGTCCCAAAATCGGAGTCAACTGCCGCATCATCTTCAATTGCCGTCTTTCAATATCGGCATCAAACTCCTGCGCTGATGGCCGACCCATCCTTTCCCACTCTTCAATTTCCGACCGATACCATTTTTTCTTCCCGCCAACCTTTGATGGTACAGGAAGCCGACCGTCCCTCAGCATCTTATACAGCGTGCTTTGGCTAACCCTAAGCATTGCGGCAAGCTCACTCACCATCACCCACGCAATCGGCTGTGACGCCTTCCGGCCAACACTCGTTCCCTCCTTTCGAGAGAGAAAATCCGTTTTCCCCATTCGCGTTACCGCTTCCCTCCGTACAGGATCACATACACCAATCCGGCATACATTCCCACGACACCAACAAAACAAAACGCCAGCACAAGCAAGCTCGCCACGCTGGTCACTGCTCGCCCCTCCACCTCACCTGATGCCATGCACAGTATCGCTTGGCGATGTCCAACGACTTCGCCCGGTCAACACCCTCCCACACGGTCAATCGTTCAAGCTCCGTACGGCATGGCCGGCTCGTCATGCCGTCGGTATTTCCAATACACATCGTCCCGTCAGGCTGCGCTTCCGGCGTCAATTCGCTCGTACCGGCCAGCACGCCGTCAATCAGAATCGACCGCTTGGTCTTGCCGGCCGATACCGACTGCTCGCAGACCACGACATGCCGATCATTATCAGCCGCCGCCCATGTCGCGCCCCAGTTCCATCGTGCGGATGGCGACTGCGACACGTAAAGCCGAAACGGCCCCAATTGCCAACCCGTACCATCGTTGGCCCGCCAGTCTGGCAGCCGGCCGACGAACGCCAGAGTGTAATTGTTCGACAATTGCCGGGAGAATCCGGCGCGGAAACCCTGGCCTTGCGTGCCGTCGAACCTGAGAAATCTGCGCAGGATAGGCGCATATTCTTCGACCACGTTCGCCAAGACGGTAGCGTTAAACACTGGCGCGGTCGAGCCAGCCGACGGAGCAAAGGCGACGCAAGGCCCGATCGCAAATTTCGAGACATCTACGTCGAACGCCATCAAGCCCATCCAGGCCGGATCAGGCGGCGCGATTGGCTCGCGCGGGCGCGTCCGCCATTCAACCGTACCAAATTGCAAGGCGTCATCCTGCGATAGGTCCAAAAAGATCCATGCGTTTTCGATCAGTCGCCTGGCCAATTCGTCCTGCACCGGGATAGCCCAGTCCCGCAAGAGGTCTTGGTCGATACCAGGAGCGAAGCCGTCGCCCCATTGCTGATATATCCGCCCTTCCGTCACAATCTCGTCAAGGTCGCGTTGCAGCGCCACCGGATCGTCGATTTTGCGGGCGAGATTGAATTGGTTTTGCCCCTCCCACACAATATCGCGAAGCCGCTTTTCAATTGCGACATTTTGCGGAAATTGCGGGACGGCCGGATAGGCGTAAATCCTCTTCGTCCCCGCAACAGCCTGAAGCGATTCGCACGCGCAGTAAACCTCAAACACCCGCGACAGCGGCGGGCACTTATCGCCCAAGCTCCCGTACATTTCAAAGTCGATCGAAATTCCGGGCGATTTAGGGTCTTGCAATTCTGCGATCTTGCCCAGCAACTCCGAACGGCTGGCCCATGCTACATGATTCGTCCACTCAAGCCATTTGGCATAGGGATTGGCAACGTGGCTGGCGATGTTCCAGATCAGGCCGGGCCGGGCGACGAATCCGGCGGCTCGGCAGGTTTGCAACGCCGCCATTTGTCGCGGGCGGTTGTAGTCTTGGAATCGCTCATGGATGTCGAAGCCAACGAGTCCTCCCATACCGCCGACACGCTTCCATTCTAACCCATCGAAGTTGGCTCGCAGATTGTCGAGCCAAGTCCAGGAGTAGCATCGGACCCAAAGGCGAGTTGCGATCATATCTGATTCCCTTCGTGCCTGCAATCTGCCGAACACAATCGTGAAGCGTGCGAAAATCACCCTGGCCAATCAACTTGAGTGTCGGAAACATTTGGCCGGCAATATGATCTAGCTGGGGTATTAACGAACTTTTCAAAAGCCCTCTCCTCCCCGCCAACAAGACCAGATTCCCTTTCCGCCATATCCATCTAGGCATCCATCCACGCGGGGCCATTCCGCCCCATCACTCACCCATCATCCGCGAAAATACGTATCGCTCCCCATCCTCGTCGTGCCGCGTTTTCACGCAGACGTAACCACGCCCTCGCAAAAACAGATGGCAAGACAAGGCCGACTCCGGCACGGCCGCAATTAACTCTTTGCCCTCCTTCGTCGCATGATCCTCCACCATGCCGATCAGTTTTTTGGCCACGCCAGACCGACGAAACCCCAACCCCGTCGCAAAATTTACCAACTCAACGAAATTCTTCGTGGTCTGGTAAGCCACGAATCCGCCGAAATCTCCGCCAATTTCGGCCAGCTTCGCGGCCGTTCCCCGCTGGCGAAGAAATACCAAGAAGTCGTTTTTGCCCCAAGGATAAACCCCCGCGCCCCTAGAACACCGCACACAGTCATCCATGTCTGAGAGAACGGCCCACCGAACATATATCCTTCTTTCGCCAGCCATCTTTGGGGTACACATTCCCTGTCTCCCAAAAAACCACTTGACCGCGACCGCAAGTGATTGTATCATAACGATCGTGGGAGTCAAGAAAATCTTGAATGATTTTCGGTAAAATCATCTGGAAGGCGTAAATGGAGTGCGGAAAATGACTTACAGAAAATCGCTCGCGTTTCGCCGGCAATTCGGTCAGGCCGTCAAACGCGCCCGCATCAAAAAAGGCATGGCGCTGGCCGAGCTCGCGGCCGCGATGGGGGTCTGCGAAAACGCCGTCCGGTCGATAGAAAACGGCAAATGTTGCGCTTTCGCGGAGCGGGCCTCCCGCCTCATGGGCGCCCTCGGACGAGACATCTTCCCCGTAGCAAAGAGGCGGAAATGAGCCAGAAGACATTTACCAAGCCGTTGCCCTATCCACCGTCCGTAAACCATTACTGGCGATACGTCAACGGACGAGTCTTGATTTCGGCAAAAGGCCGAAAGTATCGCCAGGACGTGTGTGCGGCGGTATTCCCTAACCCCGGCGAAATAATAATGGACGGACGGCTGTCTATAACGCTCCACATCTTTCCGCCGGACAAGCGGCGTCGGGACGTGGATAACGTGCTGAAGGCCATATTGGACTCCCTTCAGCACGCCAACGTGTACGCCGACGATTCGCAGATTGACGAGATTCACGTCTTTCGCGAAAAAACGATGCCGAATGGCGAGAAAATGGTGCGGGCGACGGTGGAAAGAGCGGGGCTATTCAAGGGATCGATCTTACATGATTACTTTGAGCAGCGAGACAAACGGCTGGAAAGGGAGAGAGTAGATGGAGAGGGATAAGGCCTGCGCAGAGATGGCAATCACAAACCTCCTGATGCTAGCCAGTGCGGCAGCAGCTTACGCGAAAGCGATCGATCGCAACGGATTCAATCATTGGATCGCTATATCAGCTCACGACATTATGGAAAGGCAGGCGGAATTGACGAGCCGTTATTTGCCATCGCCGGCACAACAAAAAGAGGAAGGAAAAGCAAATGCGAGCATTCCACAACGACGTGACAATCAAGTCGTTCTACCTTAATCGCATCCGCGCCCATGCGGCGGCGGACGAGATTCAAAAGGGGTTCTACTGGCAGCGCGGCCGCGGATGCGCAGTCGGTTGCACCGTTCACGGATCGGACTATGGAAAATACGAAGCGGAGCTAGGTATTCCGCGGTGGTTAGCGGTCATCGAAGATCAGATCTTCGAGGGGTTGCCCCTCGAGGAAGCCAAAC